CACAGGCACAGGCACAGGCACAGGCACAGGCACAGGCATTGGAACCCCCACTACGTCTGCTCCCGGTGGTGGTCAAGGGATAAAACCCGGTGGCGGTCAGGGGATAAATCCTGCTGCTGGCGGACAAGGATTGGCTTCTATACAAAAACCGCAAATTCCTGAGCTTGCACCAGAGATAAAAGCACTGAACACCAAGATGCCCACTGCTTTTCAGGCACAGGGCGTTGCCGCCCAGTTCTTAGATGAAGACAAATACGCGCAGCAACTGGAGGACTTCAAAAAAGAAGAAGCTGCGGCTATTGATGCACGTCGCACCAAGTTGGAAAAATCGCTGGGCGAAATGCCCGAGCGGTACAAAGACTATGAGAAACGACTCAAAGCCCAAGAAAAAGAAGACGCAGGTGACAAAGACAAACTGACAGGCATGAGCTTTTTGGAAGCGGGCTTGGCTGTACTTAGCGGCGAGTCTCCCAACGCGTTTGTCAATTTGGGCCGTGCAAAAGAAGGCGTCAAGACGTACAACGAGGGCATCAAAGACATTAAGCGTTCTGCGCGTGAGCGTGACAAGGCGTTTGGGGATATTGAAAATGCTCGCCAAGCACAGGCAGAAGGCAAGATTGACGCAATGAACCGTTTTGAAGATAGTGCTGCAAAAAGCCTATCCGATTCAAAACGCTGGGCCATGTCGGGACTGCAATCGCTGGGCATGGAAGGTGCCAAGATGTCCGCCAACGCCTGGAACAGTATGACCAACAACGCATATGCCAACCAGCGAACGGTTGCTGGCGCTGCCCAAGCGCTTCAAACGACGGCTCTTGGGGGTGATTACAGTTTGGAAGGGGTACGGACGCAGGTTGCGGGCGCGAAGGACGTAGCAAACATAAGGGCTGCAACAGACAGAGAAACCACAAATGCACTGCGTCAAGGACAACTCAACGTTACTACGTTAAACGCCATTGAGGAAAAATTAGCAAAATTTGCCAAAGACAACCGCTACACACCCGACGACCCCGAGTACCACCGAGAACGTCAAAGACTTGTTCGGCTTTACACTCTAGCCAACCCAGGTATGGCACAATCAGGTGGTGCCCCTGGAGGCGGGGGCACACCGTCTGACTTTGTGTATAAAGACGGAAAACTTGTACCAAGGAACTAGAGCATGTCTTACACCGTTGGCTTACCAGATGGACGAACTGTCGAGTTTCCTGACGATGTACCAAAAGACAAAGCTGCGGAGATAATTAAGGCGCAGTTTGGCTCTCGTCAAACACCAATTGGCGGTATTGCTGGCGCTTTAGGCATGGGGGTCGAAGCCCCCATCTCCTCGGCACGCACAGGTATTGAGTCTTTGTTTGGCGGCAACGAAGCCGTTGAAGCCGGTCTTGGCCGCAAGGCAAAACTGGGGGAGAAGTACGCTGAACAGCCTGGGTGGGAACAGGTCAAGAAGGCTTACGAAGAACGCGGCATCTTCCCCGCCATTGGCGAATACATTAGTCAAGTCCCTGCTGCATTGGCAGAGCAAGCCCCTCAGATGGCGGCAACCATTGGGACAGCGCGTGTGGGTGGTGCGTTTGGTGGTTTGCCTGGAGCAATTACTGGTGCAGTTGCCCCGTCTTTTACCCAGATGTATGGCGGTTTCTTAGAACGCCAAGCCGAAGAACAAAAAGCCCGGGGCGAACCTGTTGATGTCAACCGCCTAACCGCTGGGTTGGCAGCAGTTCCTGCCGCTGCGTTGGATGTAGCGGCCACCTTCATCCCCTTGGGACGGTCGCTGGCAGGTGCCGTGTTTGGCAAAAACGTCGAACGCATGCTGGCCAAAGGCGCAGAAAAAGGCGCGGAGAACTTGGCCAAAGAAAGTTTGGTCAAGAGTTTGGCCAAGGGTACGGCGGTTGGTGCGTTGGCGGAAATCCCAACTGAAGTTGCACAGCAGATGATCGAACGTGCCCAGGCGGGGCTGTCTTTGGTTGACCAAGACGCCCTGGCTGAGTACGGGCAAACGGCGTTCCAAGTGTCCAAGCTGGCCCCGTTTGGTGCCGCAGGACGGTTGTACGAAAAAGGTGCGGCCAAAGACATCGTGGCCGAGCGCCAGCGCACAGAAGAAGCCACGGCCCTGGCGCAGCAAGAACAAGTCAAAGCGCAGCAAGAAGCCGAGCAAGCGGAGTACCGCAAGACGGACGAGTACCTGGACACCCTTGAGCAGCGCTACGGCACGTTCATTGCGCAGATGCAAACGCTGGACGACAAGCTTAAAGTCAAGCCCGCCAAAAGTGATCTGGTTGCACAGGCCGACAACGAAGCAGCGCGTACCGCACGCAAAGAATTGGTCAACTCGGATGAGACCCGCGCACTGGTAGATGAGTACCGCCAGCCTGGAGTACGTGAGCGCTTACAAGCGCGGCAAGAGCAGCGCCAGCTTGAACAGCAGACCCGTGAGGGGATGCAAACCAAGGGTGCACAAGCACAGTTGTTTGAAGCGCCTGAAGTTACGGACCAGTCCCCCCTGGCCCAGATTCAGGCTATAGCGCCGCGCATCCAAGAACTGGATAAACAGATTGCGGCTGCTCAAAAAACAGGCGACGTCCAGCAAATTGCCGAACTGGGTAACCAACGCAATCAGTTGCAAGAGTCCTTGGCCCCGTTGCTTCCCAGCCGTGCGGACTTGACCAACGCTCAGACAGGGTTGGAGCGCTTCTTAAAAGACGCGCAAGACAAGATGGTCAACGCGACCAGCACACAAGACGTTGAGCGCCATGCCAACACGGTAATGCAGCACAAGGCGGCGTTGGAACAACTGCAAGCCTACGAGCCGTTTGTGGAAGCTGCTCCTGCGGGACTGGATAAAGACAAAGCCAAACTTAAAAAGCTGACGACAGACCTTGATGCTGCTCGCCAGTTGGGGGACGCTGAACGCGTGCTGAAGCTGGCCCCGCAGATAAGAGACCTTGAGTCGCGTATCGGCCCTGAGTTGTTTACTGAAGGTGCTAAAAAGCAACGTGTCACTGAGGCAGGTGAAGTTTCATACAAGCCCGAGCAAGCAGATTTGTTTGGCTTTGAGTATCCTGAAATTCCCGTGGACAAAGCACTTGCTGAAGCCATGGCGCAAGGGCGCGAACAATCTGCCGCTGGCCGCAAGAAAGTAGAAGCCGAGCTGCAAGCGTTTGAACGCATGACACAACGGCGTGGGCAAAGCCCTGCGCAGCAAGCACTGGCCCAGTTGCGCTTAGAAGAAGCAAAGAAACTGCTGTCTAATTTTGAAAAGAAAGAACAGGACTGGGCCAAGCTTGAAAAAGAACCTGACAACCTGCGCTACCAAGATGACAGAGACAAACAGTACCGCGAACTCAGCAAACGTGTTAGAGAACTTGAAGCGGAGCTTGAGCAAGCGCCTGTTGATTTGTCAGTTGTTGCCGACGACAAAGAGTTCTTAAGCAACCTTGGAGCTATCAAGAACCGGGCACTGGGGATAACACCCCCCACGCCTGCTGGCGCGGTGCCTAAAAAAGAGTTTCCACAAAACGTGTATGGCCAGTCGCTACTCAAGATTCAAGAGCAACTGGACGCGGCCAAAGGGCAAAAGAAAGCCAAGATTCAAAAACTCTACAACTACCTGACGGCAGGGTTGTCTGAGCCAGAGATTGCAAAGCTCGTTGCAGAAAGTACGCCCGAAGCCGCGCCGGGGATGCGCGTTAAGTCTGACGTAGCCAAAGAGTTGGAGACCGCCAGGGAATCGTTGGCGGACGTAGAAAAGCGCATAGCCATTGGTGAGAAGCGCCGCCGTGCTGCTCCCGAACAATCTTTGGAAGATTTGACGGACGAGCGCGTTGCCGATTTGTTGGATCGTTTGCTGCCCGGCGCTTTGAAAACTGGCGAAGGCAAAACCGAAATAGTAAGTTTTGAAACTGCTGACGGTGAGCGTAGGAGAGTTGCAGCGCCCAAACCCACACTGCAAAAAGCGCAGAAAGCTAAAGAGCTTCCAATTGAGTCTGCACAGAGACTTGCGCAAGAACTACGGGACAACGAACGGCTGCTGGACTCCCTCAATGACCAGATCAAACGGGCAGGCAAACCTAAAGGCGAAAAACTCAACGCCCTGAATGCGCTTAAAGAACAGCGCAGTTTTCTTCAAAAAGAAAACGACAATTTGCGCAAAGCGTATGACCGCTTGGTGTCGTTGGAACAACCTGCGTACAAAGCCAAAGAAACAGAACCCACTACTGGCGATTTGTTTGGCCCGTTAGAAGCAGCGCGAAAAGAACTTGGCCCCCAAGAAAAGCGTTTGCAACAGTTGATGGACGAGCGCGACGCGTTGGTTGCGGAACAAAACCGCAGAAACCAAACCGCCAGCACTGCACAAATGCAGGAACTGTTGGATAAGTTTTCTAAGCTTCCTACCGGGCGGCTTAAAGAACTGGACAAGCAGATAGATGCTTTGGGCGAACAGCTTGGTCGCACTGAAGGGCGCGTGAATGAGCGTTACTCTGCGTTTGTCCAAGCACGCGAAGCCGAACGTGTGGCGGATGCTACCGAGGATTCAGTGCCATCACTGGAGCAGTTCATTGACCGTTTGCGCAAGCAAGGGTCTTTGATGACCGACGACCAGTTGCAAAACCTTTATTGGTCTAACCGGGCAAAGCGGGATGATGCGCTGAACACTACGGGCACTGATGTTCCTGACCAACGAACACTGCCGCAATTTGGTTTGGCGCAATACGTTAAAGCCAAGCAAGAAGTTCCAAAAGATGAGTTGGACGCGGCCCGTACCAAGTACGTGGATACGCAAAACCTGATTGAAAGCCTGCGCAAAGCGCTGTCTGCTACTGATAGCGATGGCGGCAAAGCGTTGCGTGACTTGGCTACAAAGCTGCAAACCACTTACGAAAACAAAACACAAGTTTTTGGCGGTGCTACCGCAGGGTTTAAGCAGGCTGCTGCGCCTTACACAAGCGATCGCCAACGGGCGTACTACGAGGCAATTCCAGCACAAGTCAAAAAGCTGCTCAATATGGCCAACTTGGCCCAAGCGGCCAAGAAAACTACGGGCAACATCCCCAAGGATTTGCAAACACGGCTTGAGAAAGCACAAGAAGAACAGACCCGCGCCAAAGAAAAACTGGACGTTTTGGAAAAGCGTCAACGGGCATACGAGCAGCAACAAGACGTTATTACTGGCGCGGCTCCTGGCCAGCGCGAAGCAGACCGCTTGAAGGCGGGTGCGGGGTACCGCACAGCAGCGGGGAAGCTGCGCACAAAGCCCACGAAGAAAGCAAGCTGGGGTATTGAGTCCGTCCCCAAAACAAAAGAAGCCAAGCCTTCGGAAGTTGCTAAAGCTGCGGCAGAGATGGCTCGTGCAGCAAACTTGGTCAAGGCGGCGGAACGGCTGGCCAAACCCACAACCGTTACGGTTGCTGACGACATTGACGAGTTGCGGCAGCAACTTGCCCGTGCGCAAAAAGCGGCTGCGGGGGATACGGACAAAGACAATCCCGCTGTAAGAGAACGCAATCGACTGGCGCAACAATTGGCGGACTCTATAAAACGCACGCCCTCTATTCCAAACGTTATTGTCGAGTCCCAAAAGAAACTGGACATGCTCAGCAGCGCCGTCAAAGCGCTGGACCCTGCGGCCAACGGCACGTTTGCTCCTGAAAAAACCATTGACGTTATGCTGGAGATGGAACGGCTGCAAGCTGAACTGGGCGAGTATGTTTACCGGGGTGGTAAATTAACCGAGCAGCAGCTTTCTGGCGCAGCGGCAGCAGAGGCAACGGCCAAGCTCATTCAGACAAAAGGAGCAGACACACCTGCTGCTTTGGCTAGAACAGCCAAGGACTATGAGTTGGCGGTGAACCGGGTTGATTCCCAGCTTACAGACCTGCGCAAACAACTGGACAAAATCAAAGCTGAGTTTGAAACGGTTGCCAAAAACGAAACAACGGTTGACGGCGAAACCGCAAGAAAAGCCCCAGTGGTTGTTGAGGCAAAACTTGCGGAGCTTATTGAAAAGGCTACGCCTGTAGATGCTGCGCACACCAAAGCGGTGGCGCTGTACAAAGTGGCTCGTCGTGATTTGCTCATGTTCCAGTATGAAATGGGCAAAGGGGTGCGCCAGCAGTACGCAGATGCCGTGGCCGCGCTACAGGCGGAAACTGAGCGCCAAGCAAAAGACCCTGCGTTGGCAGCGGTTGCAAAACGTAACGAATCGAATGCTGCTGTGTTGGCACAACTGCAAGATCGGCTGGCCAAATCACAAGTTGCTTTGGAAAAAGCAAGGGCCAAAGAACGCGCTACCCCTGCGCCAGACAATCGGACTGCCGAACAAAAAGCCGACGACGAACGTCAAGATCGTTTAGAACAGCTTTTGAAAGGCCCGTCAGCAGAGTTGGCCGCGTTGCCCGGCACGCGCATTGAAGTGGACACAACGGGCCAGTTGGCACAAGCTGTACAAAACAACGCCAAGCGCATGCTTGGTTTGTCACAAGCTGCGTTGGAAAAAGCCATTGCCAAAAACGACGTTGCCGCAGTGCAAAAAGCAACTGCGGATGTTCAGCGCTATGAAAGAGAACTTGCCCAGGCAATGCCTGCGGGTGAGCGCGTTACAACTAAGGTGGGCGAAGGTGCTCCAAGCACAGCACCAAGCACGCAGCCCGTTGCGGAAGGCACACGACTTGGTGCACGCAGGGTTGGTCCGCTTGTTCGACAGGCCCAAAGACCGCCAGGACAGATGCTTACGGGTTCTGGGCTGGATGTTAAGCAGGGAAGCCAGAATCCGCCAAGGCAGGCTGGGGCTGTCCGACTGCGCAGCTATGACTTGTCTCCTGAAGCGGCCAACGCAATCAGTCTGGCTACGCTGAACAAGCAAGTGAAAGCCGCAGAAGGCGACCGCAAAGCCGAGTTGCAAGAGCAGTATAAGCTGCAAACTGAGGGGCTTACTAAAGAGCAAGTTGCGGAGCGGCTTGCAGAAGGCAAGCGTTTGATTGGCAGCGACGAGTCTATGGCGTTAATTGCACAGCGCGAGAACCTGCGCCAAGCTAATGCTGATTTGAACAAAGCCCGCACCGAACTCAACGCAGCAGAAACCGCTGCGGAGAAAAGCGGGGTTAAAGACAGCCCGGCTGTGATGGTGGCGCAAGATGCGTTTGATCAGGCAAGCGACGCCATAGAGATGTTGGAGAAGCGCATCTCTCGCATGCGGGAAGCTGAGCAAGCCAGCAAACAAGCACGCCGCACAGGCGCAACGGCGGAGCAAGAAGCCGACAGCGCGGTTGAAGAAGACGTAGATAAAAACGCGCCAGTTACGCGCTCACAAAAAGCCGTTGGCGATTTCTACTTTGACGAAGGCGATGTGTCTCCTACCCAGTACAAGACTGTGGCTGGGACGCGGTTGTCTGACCAAGCCATTGAAGAGATCAATGACGGCAGTTTGATCTACGCGTTGAACGATGTGGCCAAGAACGGTGCAACGCCATTACTGCGTGAGAACGCAGCCAAGGTAGCGCAGTTTGTTCGCCAGACCAAGGTTCGCGTTGTCAGCCGCATCACCATTGAGGGCAAGCAGTACCCGGCGGCGTATGAGGCGTCTACCAACACAATACTGTTAACTCAGGATGGCATGACACAAGAAGACCTTGTGCACGAAGCAACCCACGCCGCCACCATGCGCGTGATTGAGATGCCTGAGAAAGACCTGACGCCCATGCAGCGCCAAGCCAAGCGCGAACTGGAGGCGATGCTCAAAGCCATCAAACGCGACAAGAACTTTGAAGGTGAGTACGCAACCGCAGACCTGAAGGAGTTTGTGTCCGAAGCGCAGTCTAACGACGACCTGCGCACAAAGATGGAGCAAAAGCCTTGGTTCCGTGGCAACATGTTGGTGCGTGCAATACGGCGTTTCTTGAACCTAATTGGCTTTGATACGCAAGAGTTGATGACAGCACGGGCGCAAGAATTGATTGAAACCATCTACATGCCCTCGCGTTCAATCCAGGGTGTTGGCAGAAGCGCTGCGGCTGCACGACCAACATCCGCCATTGTTGGCTACGACCCAACAACCACGGCCAAGATTAAAGGTAACTTTTACGGGCTGGCTGGTCGGGTACAGCTTGTTGACAGGCTTGCCGCAGCGGACGCTGCCATCGTGGCCGCAGAAGGCGCAGACAAATTAACTTCTGTTGAAGCGTTCCAGGCGCAGTACTTCATGCGCATGGCAGACAAAGTGACCCAGGCGGCGGGGCAGTTCGTTACTAGCGGCCCGGTGCGCATCGTGGCGGACAAGCGCACTACCGGGACGGAGTACCGCTATGAGTCTGTTGAGGGGGCCAACCTGCTTCGTGTGAGCGAACACCTGGAGCAAGCCACTAAAGCCAGCGGGCGCAGTGCGGACGACATTGAGCGCATGTTCACCGTGATAAGCGCAGGTGCAAGAGCCGAGGCTATTCCCAACGGCTGGATTCGTTTGAACACTGGTGATGCTAAAAAAGCCAAGGCTGAGTACGATGAGGACAAGGCGTACTTGAACGCCAACCCCAAGGTCAAGCAGTACATGGATGCGGCATCAGCGGAGTACCGCCAGTACAACGCAGGTCTTTTGGACTTTGCCGCGCAATGTGATTTCCTGACGCCTGAAGAAGCTACTCGTTTGAAGCGCGTGCCCTATGCTCCGTACTACCGTATTGAAGACGGCGTGGTCAAGTTGTTTGTAGAAGACGAGCGCCCCATCAGGATTGGCAACATCAAGGACAACCCAGACTTGCAGCGCATGATTGGGGACAACAAAAAGATACTGCCGATTCTTACCAGTGCTGTGCAGAACACGTACATGCTGACCCGTGCCGCCTTGGACAACAAGGCCGCATACGAGACATCCAACGCCATGTACAAAGCGGGGTTTGCTTCTAAGTATGGCCCAGGCCGAGGCCCCGACGGCACCGACACAGTGCACTTCAAGGTCGAGGGTAAGCCCTACTTTGCAACAATTGATTCGGATACGTTTGGTATTCCAGCGCACTTAATTGTCAAGGGCATGGAGGGCATCAAGACTACGCTGCCACAGCTCGTGCAGATGTTGGGCGTGCCTGCTGACATCTTGCGCAAGTTCATTACCCGCTCCCCCGCATACGCTGTGCGGCAAATTATTCGAGACCCTATCAACGCGGCTTTGCTGTCGGGTACTGATGGCGTGCCTGTGCTCAACGCAATTCGGCAGTTGGCCAAGATGCGCAATGGGCAGAACACGACCCAAGACGAACTCATGCGCGGTCTGGTTGTCAGCAGCAACGTCTACACGGGCAACGAGAAAGACATGGAGAAGTTCTTGCAGGACATCCAGTCTGGCAAGGGCAAGTGGACAAAAATGATGGGGGTGATTGACAGCGCGGCTTTGCAGGCGGACGTTGCCACCAGAGCGCTGGTGTATGAGTCGGCCTTGAAGCGGGGTTTGTCTAAAGCCCAGGCGCAGTTTGTGGCAATGGAGTCCCAGAATTTTGGGCGCAGGGGGTTGTCGCCCAGCATGCAAATGTTGTCCACAATGGTTCCGTTCTTCAACGCGCAGATTCAAGGCTTGGATGTGCTGTACCGCACCCTGCGCGGCAAAATGCCGTTTGCCCAGCAGATGGAAATTCAACGCAAGCTGAAGGCCCGTGGGATGATGCTGATGGCTGGCGCTATGGCCTACGCCATCATGATGCAAGACGATGAAGCCTACAAGCTGGCTACGCCCGAACAGCGCTACGGCAACTTCTTCGTGTACATCCCAGGCGTAAAAGACCCGCTGCGAATCCCCATTCCCTACGAGATTGGCGTGCTGTTCATGGCTATTCCCCAGGCCATAGTGGACGTAGCCATCCGCGACACAAAGGCGTCGGAAGCAATCAAGGGTATTGGCAAGCTGTTGTGGCAGTCCGCGCCTGGGGTTGTGCCTGTGGGTGCAAAGCCTTGGCTGGAAGCTTTCTACGGGCAGACCGCGTTTGGGCCAATAGAAAACCAACGCGAGAAAATGCTTGCGGCGGGGGAGCGTTATCGCCCAGGCACTACCGAAGTGGCCAAGGCTTTGGGGTCGTTTACGGGGGTTGTGGGTGTGTCGCCGCTGATGTTGGAGCACTTTGTAAAGAGCTACACCAGCATGCTGGGGATTTCCGCGTTGCACATGCTTGACCCTGTGTTTGCAACGGGAGCGGGGGGCGAGAAGGCATCTATCCCCGCAAGCAAGCAGCCGTTTGTTGGCGGCTTGTTCCACTCAGCCGAAGGCCGGTTCTTGATTGACCGCGCTTACGGACGCATGGATGAGATTGTGCAGGCGTCAAACACCTACGAAGGCCTGATGAACAAAGGCCAGAGAGCCGAAGCGCGGGCGTTCGCCCAACGCCAGAGCAATCTGATAGCTATGAAAGACGAGGCGGGGGCGTTCAGGCAAGAGATGGGGGAGCTGTTCTCAGAAGAACGCGCCATCCGCGACAACCCCCGGTTGACTACGGCTCAGAAGGACGAGCGCTTGGATCGCTTGAAGCGCTTTGAGAACAAGATTGCGGAGCGGTTTTATAAACTATCCGAAAGAACCACACGCCAGTAAACCCGTCCCGAACACATGGTTCGGCACGGGCATCGAATAGGCGGTGGTGAAGGGCTTTGCGCAAGCCCTCTTCGCGGGTAGCTTCTAGATCGAGGCAGGGGACAAAGAACCCCTGCCCCTTCTCAAGTTGCGCCCAGGGATAGTTGATTCTTAATTTCTTCATCCACTTCCGATATGCGGCGGCTGATGTGCATGGCGGCGACTCGAAGCGGGGGGCCGCTGGTCTTGGCCAGCAAGTCCTTCTTCTTCAAGTACTGCACGGTGAAGTCCTTCTCAAGCTGGCGCTTAAGCGCGGTGTAGCTGAAGCTGCGGTTTGAACAGAACGCTTTGAGCAAACGCTCTTCAATGAAGAAGTCAATGTGCTCTGGCGTTACGCCCCACTCTACGCGGCCCATGACCTCGCCCCTGGTGGTGTTCTTGTCCACCGCAGTACCGTCTCCCAAATGCGCCAAGGGGCCAGCCTTCTCGCCAAACTTGACGATGACAAACTTACCCTGGTATTCCTGGGTGTAGGCGTTGAGCACATCCTCGGCACTGCGCTTGCCCCCGCTGATACTCAGGCGCTGGTTTGTGATCTGGCGGCGGTAGCTCTCCAGTATCTCGGCCAGGGGGAACTCGGCAACCTTGGCGTGTTCGCTGTTCATAATCACACCAGCGGCGATGGCGCAACCAACACCTGCCATCCAGAAGCGCTCATCGTTGGGAGCCTTGTACTCCTCGTACATGCGCCGCACTGTCTCGGGCACCAGTGTCTTGAGCAGGTCTTGGTTGTCAACCATGTACTGCACCAGCGCGTCACCTGCCACGGCGTAGTTGTCTTGGAGCGACTTGATGATCTCGATCTCATCGGCGTTCCACTCCAGCTTCTCGTCCATGATGTACTCAATGAGCCTACGCAACTCGCCCTCGGAGGAGTGCTTGCGAACGCTGGTCATGTAGTCAATGGCTGGCATGTTGGATGACATGATGGCAATCGTCTGCCAAGTGGACAGGTTCAAGCGCTCCTTGTTTGCGCCAGACTCCATCCTCTCTTTGCCGCGCCCCTCGCTCACACTGAACAGCGTGGACGGGAACCACTCGAAGTCCGCCCGGTTGTTGGTCGTGATCTCATCAGTTATCAGCGGGTTGCTGTGCAGCAAACCCAGACGCTGTTGCATGGCCACAGGCGATGTGCCTGACCCTGTGCGGTAGTGTGTTGGGTGCCCCCAGATAGATGCCGCGCCATCAAGCGCCAAGGATTTACCCGTGCCCGATTCGCTGGACGCGCAGTGCACAGTCAACCCGTACAGGCCAGTGAACCGCATGAGCGGAGCGCCAGCACCCAGGAGAATAATCGCCAAGTGATCCCACAGCTTGCGGCGCACCAGCAGGTTGATGACCTTGCGCCAAGTTTCCAGGGAGCCTGTCGGTTGGGTGTTCATCACGATGTTCTCTAGCCCTGGCATGGGCACCTCAATAGGCGGCTTGTGCGCGGCGTAGATACGCCCGGCAAACACATAGGTTCCGTCTTTCTGCCAGCCGTAGTGCGCTGGCACATCAATCGGTTTCTTTTCACTGCTCATTTTCTCCACACAAGACCTCACGTAGTTGTATAAATTTATGTCGTTGCCTGAACCAAACGCAGCCACAACGTTTTGCGCCATCAGGTGTTTGATCGTCTCATCCTTACCTGCCACCGCTTTTTGCGCAAAGGTTATTTCCTGTACGCGAGAGGGGCGCATGGCCAGCATGTGAACGATGTGTTCTCCCTGGTTGTTCAGTATGTCTACTGGGAAGAAGTCATACGGGAGCAACATGACATGTCGTTTGATTACGTTGCCCTGGGCATCTTCATCTTCTTTCTCGATGAACACACCACCGCGTTCTCCATACGCGTAACCCTTGGGGGGTTCAGGGCGCAACACTTTTTTTGCTTTGTCTCCTGTATCAGATGGCGGGATTTCCACAAGCTTCTCGGCGGTGGATACGGCGGTCTCGCGTCCAAGCATCAGTGGGTTGGTGATCTTTCCAAAGAACTGACACCCGTTGCATATGCCTGGATTCTCCGAATCAAACTTCACGCATGGGTACGGGCCTTTAATCTCCGCCAGTTTCCTATGCATGCGGTCTTCATCGTAAGGGTGCAGATTGGACAGCCACACAGCGGCTTTGTCGCCGTCATCGCACTTCTGCGCAATGCTCAACCACCCACGCCACAGCGGCTCCATGCCATCGTCTTCGGCGTTCTCGGCGTAGTGCTGGAGTTGGGCGCACCCATTGCCCGCCTTGGTCTTGACCAGGATGTTCTTGAACTTGGTAACGCTGTTCTCGAACAACTTCACTGTCGTTGCAGACACCGTGGCTACGGGCCGCTCACCAGGGATTGCCAAATCCGTCTTGCCCTTGGGCGGCAGCATGGGGGGCAGCGCTTTCAGTTGGCTGCGGATATGCTCCGCTAGTGTGTGGAAGTCAAAGGTGTCGCCTTCAGCCAGTATGCGAACCTTGCGCGGCGTGCCGTACTTCTCTTTGTGGTTGAACGTATCGGGTACACGAAGTACCCGGGCGGCGTCTGCTGTCACGGTCATGTCGATGCTCAAGGCTTCCTGCTTACACAGGCGCTTGAAGTTCTCCGCCACAGGCTTCCACTCATCGACTGCTACATCCTGTGTGAAAGGCCAGTAGCAGTGCAACCCACCACCAGAACCGACAACGTAGGGTGAACCCAGCAGGTCAATACCTGTCTTTGCCAAGAACTCATTCAGCGCGTTTGCTGCTTCCTTCTTGGTGGTGTACCCATCCATGTCAACGAACAGTGCGCGAATGAAGCGGGCGTTGTCCGCTGTGCGCTTGCCCTTGTTCTCAAAGGTGGATACCGCAAAGTACACATCCTTTTGTTGACGAACCCATTTCTCTACGGTGGGGGAAATTTCCTCCGTGTATTGCACATAGATATGCTCCTTCTTTTTTGTTGATAGCTCTGCCGCACAGTACAGCCCGTTATCCGGGGACGGCAAAACGACCGCTAGAAATTCAAGCGGGGTCATGGAAGTCCTTCGGATTATTTAAACAGGTCGAGCTGCTGGGGGTCTCTGAGCGGGTGCTCGTCAGTGGGTGCCAGCGCCATGAAGCGGCGCAGCAATTCAACTTGCCATTGACGGGGCAGGTTGTCATGTGCGTCTAGTTCGTCTGCCGCAATGCGGATGAACTCGCTGTTACTCAAGGTTCGAGGTTGTAGTGTGCGCATATTTTTCTCCAGGCATCGTCAGCCGAGTGTGCGGTTTGTAGGAATTTCAACATGGTCTCAACCCGGAACTCATAGGCGGGGAAGATGTCGCCACCTTCAAACCAGTTGTAGACAGTCTGGCGCGACACACCCAATGCTTTGGAGATGCGCACGACCGAGAAGTTGTGGTGCGCGGCCCATCGACCTAGCTGGTTCCCCAGCGTCTTGGGCGCACGCATGATCGCGTTGATTGTTTTTTCTGAGTAAGCCATATTACAAACGCAGGGGCCGAAGCCCCCGCTGGTTTTACTCGTCGTCCCAATCGGACACAATGTCCGCCAACTTGCTCTTCTTGGCTGGCACAGCCGAGGGCTTGGCCGCAGTGCTACGCACTTCGGGTTCCTCATCAGCTTCAGCCACAGGCGCGGTCTGGGGCTTCTTCTCAGCCGCAGGGGGCTTGCCAGGGATAGCCAGCACAGGCGCGGCTTTGACACCATCGCTTTGTGCCGTGGTCATCACGATTGCGCGTTGCGCATCGGGGCTTTCAGCCTGGGCCTTGACGACCTCGTACTCTTCCTCAGTCAACCAGCGCACGGGTTTGAAGTGCAGCTTGGGAGCCTCGGCCTTAGTATCGAAGCGCATCTCGGTGACGATCTGCTCGGGGTTAACAGGCGGGTTCTGCACGGCCAGGAACCGGGCGTATGCCTGCAAGGGGCGCTTGTCGCCGTCTTCCTTACCGAACACCGAAGTGGCGGGCAGGGTCAACTGCAACACATCCCCAGTGGGGTTGTTCTCAAGCACCACAGCCAAGCGCTGTTGGTAGCGGCAAGCGCGGCTATTACCTTGGCCAGAACCCGCCGCGTTTTGCGGACAGTTCATGCAAGTCACCGACTGCTTGTGTTCAGCAGTGGGGTCAGGGCGCTCACCATCATTGCTCCAGCAATCAGGCCCGGTGATGTTGTCTGCGTCATAGGACTTGGCGTAGAAGATGCGGCTCACCTTGGGGGCGGCTTTCACAATGATGACGTTCATGTGGCGTTCATCAACGGACGCGATCTCTTTGCCGCCTGCTACCAAGCGGAACACACCACCTTTGATGGAGATGCGTTTAACGCTGGAGACGTTGCCGCCCGTGAGGGCTTTGGCGGTGTCGGACAACTCGTTGTTACGGGCGAATGCGGGAACATTTGTGGGGGAAAAAAGCGTGATATTGCTCATGATGGTCAGTTGGTTGGTTTGGTTATGACAACTTGAAACTCAGAGACTGAGTTCAAGCCTGGGGGAACTACCCCAGGGTTTTCTTCAAGAAACGTGCGCATGTTGCCTTGTGCAATGCGCTTCTCTAGCAAGTCCACGACACTGTGCTCAAGGATGAAATCCTTGAACGATGCCCAGTCTTGTGTTGAGTAGCGCGTTGAAGTACGCATGCTCACGGTGCCGAAGGGGGTTTTGACCGTGGAGACGCCAAGCGCCTTCATCTGGTCTTTGATTGCAAACTTGATCTCGTCCTGTTGCGCTTTGAGTGTCTCCAATTTGGTGTCGTACTCTTGCGTCATGGTGTCGATCTCAGCTTTTATCTTACGGTAGATTTTCGTAAGCCTGTCGAGTGGTACAGCGGTTTCGCTCAATTGCTTCTCCTGTTTTTTTGTCTAAGGTTGGACATGGTACACAGTATTTTTTCTTTTGCAACTCCTTTCAAGAATTTATTTCAGCGTCAAACATCTGGGTCAAAAGTAAGTTGTCGCTTACTTTGCCCTCCAAAGCTTTGAACATCTTTTTCTCGATGGGGCTCCCCTGGATATGGATGACTGTCACCTTGTCTGAGTTCTGCCCCTTGCGGTCGGCACGGGCTATGCACTGGATGTATTGCTCAACGCTCATCAACGGGCCATAGAACACAACAGTGTCGGCGGCAGTCAGGGTAATCCCGTGGGCCGTAGCCTGCGGCTGCATAACCAACACGCGGGGGTCAGGTTCGTTTTGAAAACGGCGGATGATGTCAGCGCGTTTGGGTGGTGTGACTGAGCCGTGGATGCACTCAGCGGTTATGTGGCGCTTGAGCAGGTGCGTGTGGATAGTGTCGATGGTGCTGCGAAACAGTGCAAAGATGATGACCTTGCGGTTGGTTTCTTCAAGTATCTCTTCGAGCACACCCAGGCGCGGCGCTGAATCAAACTCAACGACTTCCTTCTCGTCCGTGTACGCCGCGCCGCAACTGATTTGCAGTAGCTTGCTCAAGCTTGCAGCCGCATTGACGGCGGTGATTGTTTCGCCTGCGGCTTGCACCAGCATGCGGTCTTTGAGCAGGGTGTAGTACTTGGCTTGCTGTGGGGTCAGCGGCACTTCCCTAACGGTGGTCAGCACAGGCGGCAAGTCCAGGCACTGCGCTTTGGTGTAGCGGATGGCGGGTTGCAAAGCTTCGTGTACCAGATCGGGGGCGTTGGCTTTTGGTGCCCACTTGTACATGGTGATCTTGTTCATCACCATGTCGCGCCAGCCTGTGTACAAGCGAGGGATTCCATCGGGGTTGACGATCTTGGCCAGTCCGTACGCGTCCGCTGGGGACTGAGACGCTGGGGTGCCTGTCATCATCCACACATGGGTATCGGCCCTGAGTATGGACTTGAGTGCCTTCCAGCGCTTGGTGGTCACGGTCTTGTATGCATTGGCTTCGTCAACGATCACCAGATCAAAGCGCCCATCATTGACGATCTCAGACGCAATCAGGTTCAGCCCATCGTAGTTGGCAATTACGAACTCGTAGTCTTGCTGAATCATCTCAATGCGGCGGCTAGCCTGCGCGTGGTGCGCGACAATGGCAGAGCGATGGATGATGCTGTTGTTCAAGTCTGCCAGCCATGCGGATTGCATGATCGACAAGGGGCACAGTATCAGCACACGGCGTACCTCACCGCGCTGCATCAAGTAGTCCGCTGCCCACAGTGCAGATAGCGTCTTGCCTGTGCCGGGTTCGGAGAACACAAACGCCTTGCGGTGCATGGTCAGAAATGCGGCGGTCTCTTTCTGGTGCGCCATGGGCTTGTACCTACCGGGCCAGTTGTAGCGGCGCACGATGGGGGAGGGGACGTCTTTGACGCCCAGGTTCTTCAACACACGCGCTTCATCTAGCCCCCAGAAGACTGCAACATCAAAGCCACCATCAGCGCGGGGCATGACTTTGGACTTGGGGATGATGCTGTACTTCTGGGGGTTTCGTGTGCTAAACAGTAGTGCTTTGTCTTCTATGATCTGCATTTGCTTCTCGGGTTTATTTTTTTCCTAACGCTATCGCTTGTTCCCAAACGAATCTGGCTACGTTGTAGCCAATGAGCTTTTGCTCTGCGACCGTGATGGTCCGCCACCATTCCTCGAATGTCATTTGTTGTCTCCTTGGTTGGCCTTCTTGGCACGCAGTCGCAGGTTGCCCGGCGCTGACTTGCCGCCTTTGCGCAGCGGCTTGATGTGGTCAATGTCTTTGCCAGTGCGGGCGATGCCCTTCTTGTCATACTCACGCCGAGCACGTTGGCGCTCATGCTGATCGGAGCCAGGGCCAGACTTGCCTGTTTCCAGATCGCGTTTGTATTCAGCTTTGTAGTTACGAGTTGCCATCACACACTCCTAATGTTTTGGGTTGTATTCACAGGTTTTCACAGGACACCACGGGCACAGCGCAGAGGACTTGGGGTTCCATGTATTTGAAGCAAAGCATGCTTCAAGTCTGGCTACGCGCTCACGGTAATTCCACCACTCAGCATCGGCCTCTTCCACGGTCATGCTGTGCTTGACCATATCATTTTTCACCACAAATAACAACGCCGAACTGACCTTGCGTATGTGGGGAAAATGCTTGAACACCATGAGGGACATCAGCTTTAGCTGGTCACGATCCGGGTATTTGTTGTTGCCTGTTTTGTAGTCAACTACCCGTGCTGTCAGGTTGTCGTCATCAATGATGAGCAAGTCAGCGATACCCCTGACCCACCTGCCCTTGTTGTTGAAGTCGCACGGCTGCAAGTCCGGGGTGATGCCCATCTCATACTCACACAGCTTCCTGCCCGGCATGGCCATCAACACATCAAGCGCCCCCTTGGCGTAGTCAAACTCAGGAGGCAGCGGTGTGCCATCCCGAATGTAGACTTCCGCCGCTGTGTGAAAGCTTGTGCCGTAGCGTGTTGCCTCAGTCTCCTGAAATGGGAAGTTGTTGAGCACGTTTACCTCGTGGTATCTGCGCGGGCATCCCTCAAAGTTTTTAAGAGCGCTGTGGCTCCACGTTACAGGCTTCATCAAAATCTCGCAGTCTCTATGGCTATGGCAAGTCGGGCAGCAAACCCCTCTACAAAGTCTTCCCGGTTGTTGAGTTTGTGTTCACGCATGTCCTCAAGGATGGCGTGCACCAGCTCATGCCAGAAAGTTTCTTTGACCGACTCGGACGAGAATTTACGCCCAGTGCGGTTGTTTCGCAAACCAATCTTTATTTTCTGTTCGGGGTAGTGGACGCGTCCCATGTCGTCTTTGTCCTTCATGGCCTCGACAACTTCAACGCTGTACCACTTGTCACCCACCTTTACTTTCTTTGGTAGTGTTATTTCCATTTAGTTCTTTGCTTCTCCATATCTACGGTGAGCACCACCGTCAGCGGACAAGGGAATACCGGGCATGTAGCGCGGCTCCATTGTCATTTGCGCCAGGACCCAAGTCTTGGCTTCTTCCACCTCACTGTCGGGCACCAGAGCAATCAGCTCGTCATGCACCGTTCCAACCACGGGGTATCTTTTACCAACCCGCAGCATTCCGTCTGTCATCACCACCCGCGCCAAAGCTTGGGTCACATTGTTCGTTATCTTTCCAGCATACAACTTGGTAGCGTCTGGCCCGTATACCCACTGGCTCCTACCTTTTTCATCCTTGACTTCACGCAGATCGGGGTAGCGCAAGCACATCCCGTTTGGCAATTCTATTTCACCCTTCCTGAATGTCAAGCACTTGTGGGTGTGTTCTTTGCCGTTGACCAGGGCCGATACCAACAGGCTGGAGCACATGTCCCAGAACGAGACAACAGGAGACGCGGTGGCACGATAGATGTCAATGATGCGCTTGGCTGCAATGGCATGGTGCACCAAATCAGCAAAAGTACAGGTGTGCGGGATATCCCGTAGTTTGACCTCGGTTTCAGACCACTCCAAGAACCGCTCGGCCATATCCTTGTTGACGTTCAACGCTTTTGAGAACTCTTTTGCGTAGCAAACGGGGGGCGCCCCAAGGAATCCAGTAAGAAGCTGCGACGCAAACGCCGCCCAGCCAAGGCCGTAGCCGCAACCGAGAAGCGCTGACTTTGCAGACTGGCGAAGGTCGGGATGAGACTCTTTGGTAAGCCCAGGTATGTTAAACATCTGAGCGCCGAACGCGGCGTAAGGGTCACCCCCAGCGCGGAAGATGTTAAGCATATCTGTGTAATCTGATAGCCACGCAAGTACTCGCGGCTCAATCTGCGAGAGGTCCCCGACGACGAGTTGGTGCCCCTCGGGAGCCATAATTGCTTTACGTAGGAACGAACCTCGCTTGAGGTTTTGCATGTTGATGGCTGACCCCTTAGCTGCCGTCCATCGCCCAGTCTGAGCACCGTAGTACGAAAGCGGAACCGGGAGCGGGCCGCGCTGGCTGATGTCCAAGAATCGCTGTGCCCTTGTGCGTTCGGTTGTTGACTTGACTTTGAGACGCGCTTCGCAAAGGAGCGCAACATCTTCGTTTGCACCATTGAGGAGGGCTTGGAAGAGCGCATCGTTTTTTGCCAGGGCAAGAGTCGGCTTGCCTGTGGTCTTACTGATCTTTGTCGGGGGTGCAACGCCAAGGTTTGTAAGAATCTGCGCAAACTTAGGGTTTGACGCCAGCTCAGACTCAGCGATGTTAAGACGTTGTAGGAGCGCTTCACGTATGTTTCCTTCCTCTGACAATGCTTGTATCAACATCTTCTGGTCAAGCTGCAACACCGGGCGTGTGTACATCTTGAGCGTCATGTCGATGAGTTTGAGTTCTTTTGTGGGGTAGCCCCAGCCACCAAGCCCGAAGAAAATCTGTTCACACAGCCATGTGTCGTGGCAGCAGTACTCGGCCAGCACGCTCTCCACATCCTCTGGCAGCTCGTCCAGTATGTTCTCGGATGGCGACAGCCCGTCTCCCTTGGGTGGCAGGCCCAGGTCTTTGGCCAGCTTGGCCAAGCTGTTGCCCACCTCCACACCGCGCAGTGCCCGGCCCATAGACAGCGTGTCCATGATGAACGCTGGGTGTGCGTTGTAGTGCCACTCCATGATCGACACATCGAACCCTGCGTTCTGTGCCATGACAGCGGTGGTGCTCCAGTCGATTGACTTGAAGAACTCAGGCAAGTCCTTGCGTGTCACCCATACTGCGGGCGCTTCGCCGCCCAGCTCTTTCCAAGACAATCCCCACGCCTTGAAGCGGGGGTCGCGTATGTACTCCTCCATGGTCTGGCAAGAGAAGCCCAGCTTAACGCCGCGCCCCCAGGCAGTTTCAAAGTCCAGTACGATGGCGCGTTCAAATGGTTTGCTCAATTCATGGCCTCTTTGGGTGGTGCTTCACGCATGTTGATGTAGTTGAAAAAGTTATCCGCGGCCAGCAGCAGCGTGGCTGCATCCATCTCGTTGCAGTTGACCGTGACCACACTGGCGCTCTCGTCCCGCAGATCGCCCAGCACAATGACAGCAGCGTGCTTGTCCTCGGCGTAGCACTGGAGCAGTGCGTACACCAGCATTTTGAAATGGTCCTTCTGGGCATCGGTCATAGCCGCCACTCGGCGCTCTATATCCTCTTGTGTTATTCGCATAGCAGTTCCTTTAATGTTTGTTTAACCAAGTCAATGTTCTCCTCGTTGATGACCAGTGCCGTACCCCCGGCCTGCTGTATCTTGGCCAGCTCCATGTCTTGCAGCGCGGTGGTTTTGCCCTTGCCCGCCTTGCACTCGATGGCGATAAACGTGCCAAAGTAGCAGCAGATGATGTCTGGTATGCCAGCCCGTCCCATGCCGTTTTGCACAGGCGAGAAGTGGTACACCGCGTTGGCGTCAAGCAGTTGCTTTACTGCCTTCTTTACCTTGGCTTCGGGGGTCATTGCCATTTTGTTTCCTACGCTTTCTGAAGAAGTATTTGATGACTTCATAGTCTACGCCGAACCGCTCGGCAATCTCCCGCATCGACTCGCCTTGTGCACGCAGCACGATTACTCGGCGCTCATCAATCATTGTGGGCTTGCGCCCACTGCCCGGTCTTGCACCGCCCTTCATTGAATCCTCCCCCTCATAGCCTCGACCATAGACCTTTGCGTATCCAGCAACTCCTCCCGCTGTCTGCACACCTGCATGTACCTGTCGTACAAAGACTCGACCCCCCGTTGCAGTCTTTCCAATTCATCCGCCGCTTGCAAGATGACTTCTTTGGGGCAGTACTCGTGGTTCAAGCGCAGGTCTTCGATCAACGCTTTCAGTTCTTCGTCTTTTGTCATGTGACTTCCTTTGCTTTGCGTGCGTCAACACACTCTTTACACACGTATTTTTTAAACCCTGGCTTTAGGTTGAGTACGCACCCCTGTTGTGGGCGTGACTCTTTCTGGCACCCCCAACATAGTTGCCCGCGTTCGTGCATCCACGTATTGTGTTCGCGTGTCATCTTCGCAACATCACCAGCCTGCGCCAGCATGTTGAAGGCGGTATTGCCCTTGCCTTTGTGGCTGTCCCACTTGCTCACATTACACCCCTCATCTCCCAGCCAGCCAGGAAGTAACTCCAGCGGCCTTGCATGGCAGCATTGACATACCTGCCCTTGTCCATCTTCATGTCCTCCTCGGTGTAGCCCTTGCCTGTCATCAGGGCTGTGAATACTTGTCTTGCTTTCATGTGTTCTCCTTGCATTTGTGAAACGGCATAACCCGACCCAACCAGCCGATAAGTTCTCCGCATTTCTGGCAACAGTAAGACGGGTGCTTCATGTGTTCTTCTCCTTGAGTTTGGCTTCAATGCTTTCTCTTGCGCTGTCCAAACAAACGCATCCCCATATTTTTGATTCCAGTTTTCTGGTGGTGACGAATACCAAGCCAACCAAGATTTAAACGCAGCCTTGTCTTTGTCGGTGCTATCCACAGTTCTTCTCCTTGAGTTTGGCTTCAATGGCGGCAAACAACTCATCCCATTCTTTTTGGGTCATTTGGTCTGCTGTCCAAAAACCTGCTTTGTCCTCGTCTGTCAGACCGATCCAATCTCTAAACATATACCTGCGATTTTCGTAAACCAGCTTGTCGGGGTCGGTGGGGTGTGGTTTAAGCGGCATTGTTCTTCTCCTTGAGTTTGGCTTCAATGGCTCTGGCATCTGAGAGTTTTGCGTAAGGGTTTACATCAGAGTCTGATGTTCCAATGCGACTGATGGTTTCCCAAATTTCCTGATCCGTCAGCCCAACCCATTTGCGCTGTGGTGGGGGCGCTGTACCAATACCAAGATTTCCTTCTGCATGTTCACGCATGTCAACCTTCTCCCACTCACGCGCATCACGCACCGCCACATCAAACCTTAATGCGTCTATGAAGTTTTCCGGCACTGCTGAGGACGACTCTCTGAAGCATTTATCAAAGTAGTCCTCGTACATCTTTTTTATTTCTGGATGCATTGACTGTGTTGGATCGTACTCGGCCTTGATGCTCACACCCGGCTCAGGTTTTGGGTACAAGGGCGGCACACCAGCGTTCCACTGCTGTGCTGGTGGGGCTGCGTAGAGCTGTGTGCCGATTGGAAGGTCGTCTACATCCCCCGGCCAATAATCAATTCCGTGTTTTTCATCGGATGATGACCCCTCACATACCCACGCCACAGGCTCTTGCTCAATCTCTTGCCCAAGGCGCTGAACCTCTTGCATGGCGTGTTCTGCCAATGCTTCTTTGATGGCGGTGATGGCTTCATGTGCTGTTTGCTCAACACGATGGTATTTCCATGCGTCCTGTGGCGGGTCAGACAGCAACATCACGCCGTGATAATGCAATGCCTTTTCCAACGCCTCAAGCGCCAGCTTCAATGCTTCTTGTGTCATGCTTGCCCCCTTGTTCTAATGGCGGCCTGAATCACATCGTGCTTGGCCTGCGCGATCGGGGCGGCACATTCGGCGCACATTTCTAACGCACCGCTGAGTTGGTAGGTATGCAGGGTCGTTGGTCGAGGGAATGCCAAGCCGAGGTAATTGGTGCAGTCGAAGCTCTCGACATGGCACTCTTTGTGGCAGATGTCGCAGATGGTTTGGTAGGTGAGCTTGATCATGTGTTTCCCCTTGCTCTGATTGCTTCTGCTAATCCCTGTACATCGTAGTCAGGCCATCCATCTGCCACCTTTGCACACGCCTCACGCTCTGCAAATCGTCCAGCCTCAACCCCTTCTTGGTACGACATGAAACTGCTTGGGTCAATGTTTAATAGCGTGTGTTTCGCTACCAGTTTGGCAAAGGCTTCAACCACCGGGTCATGCCAATTAGTGTCGTGGTTTGGGTTATCGCTGGCTACTTTCCACATATGCTCAATTTCATTTCGTGTCATGCTTGCCCCCTTGCTCGGATTTCTGCTGCAAACTCATCAGCAGAATGTTGCCCATCAATGCGCCACAGGCTTTCACACACCTTTGCACACGCCTCACGCTCATCGGCACGGACAAGCGCAATCAACTTCTCTGCGTATTCAAGCCCAATGATTGGCATCCAATTCACATCGGTCGCTACATGAAGCCCCGCCTGTCTAGCCATCTCAATGATTTCATCTTGTGTCATGCTTGTCCCCTTGCTCGTATGGCGTAGGCGCAATCAGCAGGCGTAGGCCACTTGCAGCACTCCGTGCCTTCTGCTTTTTCTTCCATGTCATCACACACCTTTGCACACGCCTCACGCTCTTCCAGCACAGCCGCTTCAATCTGGGCTTTGTATTCGGCATGAACCGCTTCGCTCCACATCTTTGCCAAATCGGCTTGGAATTCTTTTCGTGTCAGGATGCTCATGCTTCCCTCGCTTTCAGCGGACACCAAGCTGGCGTGGCTTCAAACTGCTCCCCGCACCCCCAAAGGATGTCGCCATATGCAGGTCGGTTGTTCTGTGGGTGACTGCAATATGTCCAGCATTCACCATGCCCACGATGGTCTTTTGCAAAGGGGCAATCACGGCAATCCTTGACTTCGATTTCAGCTTTCATCGCTTCATCCCCCGAATGTATGCAACAAAGCTCTGCACAGTGTCACGACCGAACGGCCCTGTGAATTTGGTCTCCAACTCCACAGCCACCTCCTCCAGCGTGTCGTTGCGGTGCAGGTGTACAAACTCTGCGGGGTGTGAGTGGACATCCATGTGTGCGACCTGCCGCTTGCGCCAGCCGCTGGTGTGCTCCCACTGGCCCTGCTTCAAGGCCAACTGCTCAAATGCTTCGTCTTCTGGGTCTTTCATGTGTTCTGCTCCTTAATCATTTTTTTGACATCATCCACAGTGAGTCCAAGCGCCTCTAAATCTTCTGGTCGGACAATAAAATACCTTGGTATCAAGCTGACCCTATCGCCAGTTTCATCCATGTGTTTGCGTAGTTCTACAAGCAAGGCTTCTAGGCTGGCTTCTGATAGATCGGTCATCTATCCCCCCTCTCGTTCTCGTCCATCCAGAACCACAGGTTCATCAGTCCAATGACCACAATGCCGCAGACAATGAACCCAATGCCGCCCAGCAGAATCGTTACCAGTACTGTTTCCATTTAACCCCCGAACAGTTTGTGCAACTCGGTGTACATATAGCGTGCATCCCCCACATCCAGGTCACGCAACACGCACAGCGCGTCGTACACAGCACGCGCCTCACGCACAGGCTTGGCCAGCACCTTATCCAGCGCTTCCTGGCCCTTGTCAACGCTTGGGCTAGGCTCGGGAGCCAGCGCGGCTATGCCTTGCGCCTTGGGCTTTGGTGCGGCCTTGGGCTTTGGTGCGTCTTTGGCCACTTTCTTTTTCTTGCGGATGCTAGGTATAGGCTTGTAGTAAACGCGGTTTGATTCCAGGTTGCCTACCTCGTTGCTGCGCACCATCTTGATACGAACCATCTGCGCGATGAGGGAGCCTATCGAACTGTCTTTGAACCCTGCGGCGATAAACGCTTTGCGTACATCGGTTCTCAAGCATCCTGGGTTGTTTTTAATGAAGGCGAAGATGTCTTTGGACAGGTTGCCCGTGAGGGTGAGTTTGGTGTTGCCGTTGATTTGTGTTTGCATGACTGGTGGCTGTGCCTCTGGTTGTGTTGCTGCTTGCATGGTCTGCTGCTCCTCTTCGTCCCATTCGTTGATGGTGGTTGATAAAACTTGTTTGCTGATTGCGTTGGTGAGTGCGGTTTGAAGGTCAGGCATTTTTAGTCCTTGATGAGAAGAAAAAAGATGGCGGAAAAAAGAAGTGAGACGAGCGCAACATAGATGATTGCGCCTTCGATGATGTAACACCAGTCAGGGCGTATGCCAAGCAGTGCCGCCTGGATACGCTCCTCGTCTTGTGTCATGTTGTGTGGTCTGCCGCTGTAGAGCAGTCCGATCTTTACTTTGCCCGTGTCGTAGGGCGGTGTGTGATAGTGCATTGTGTGCTTCCCCGTTTTTTGAAAATGTACCTCGCAATTAAAAGTCTGTCAAGTGTTGGACAAGTTAGTGTGTGCTTCGCGCTCTGCCTTTGCATCGTCAATCATGTGCTTGGCAATCTCAAACCAGTTCACATCGGACAGGAACGCCAGCGCATAGTCTTTCATGAGTCCATCAGGCATGTCGCCGACAACAAACTCTTCGGCCATGTCTTTGTAGTAGATCGAGGCTTCGTAAACATCGTCAGGCCGTGCATCAATCCAGTAGCGGCCCACCCCATCAAATATCTCCAGGTTCACACGCCATGTGGCGTAGTTCGTCCAGCCGTTGTAGGTCTTGTCAGTCATCTTTCATCTCCTCTAGTAAAGCCGCCTGATCTTCGGGATAAAGATCATCGAACGGCACGAAATGGTTCTCTTGGCAGCAAGAGTAGCTGTCCCCCTTGGGGGTCACGCAGTACACGCAATAAAGTTCTTCAAACATGAATGTTCCTTTTGGTTAAAAGCCCCCAGGGAATTCCCTGGGGACACTGACACCCGTCAGGCAAGCAACGCGGGCAGGGGTTGGCTGCGCACATGGCTCCAGTTGAGGTAGTAGCAGAGCACCTCGGCAATCGTACTGGCAGACTTACCATTGCGCACGAAGTCGTGCATCGCGGCAACATCGGAGTCGAGCGCGGCGCGGTAGATGTCTTGCTCATACGAGGACAGGTCTTGCTCACGCGTGAATGTCGTGATGCTTGGCACCCAGTTGTCGAAGATGGTGTCAATGGTAGCCATGGGCATAGCCTCCAGGCACGCCTCGACCGCCTCCACATCCGCGTCAAACAGATACTCACCGAGCAGCTCGATGTCTTCCAGGGTCATGGACTCAGCGTCAATCATCTCATCCTCGACCCACTCGTAGTCGTCCTCGTTGAACTTGGGGTCATGCGCTGACACAGACGCCTTGCGTGGTGCGACCTCGCCCATGTACATATCGTCACAGAGGTCGTCGCTGCCCCAGCTACCATACTTGCCGTAACTGGCGTAGCTGGTGTACCGACTGGCGTGCTTGCTGGACGAGTAGTAGTTGGCTATCAGGCGTGTGGGTTTCCATGCGTAGGTATTGCTGAACCATAGCCCATCGTGCTCAACGCCTTGGTCGTAGTTGACATGGGACATACGCCCCTCGCCATCCATGAACACAAAGCGGTTGTCACCGATGTAGTCAGCAACCATGGTCAAGAACGCCTCGTTGTGGATAAGCGCAGGGTGGTCATGCACAGGATCAGCAAGGTAGGTCTTGATGAAGTGCCAAGTGTCGGACTTGGAGGTGTCAGCGGCATTGCCTGTCTTCAACACGCCGTTGTGCATCATGGCAACATAGCCCGGCACAACATCGTAGGGATGGCAGTTGATGAGGTCGGTGTCGCCGTGTGTAGTCCAGCGGAAGTGGATTGCCAACTCGCGGTCATCGTTGGGTAGCTTGGTGATGAACGCAGTCGCATCGGCTTGACTCTTGGGCAGAACCTTAACGACCTTCAACCCCTTGGTTGTGGAGTACATGATGCCGATACCATCGGGGTTCGATGAGTAGATGTCAGCGATGAGACCATTGGTGTCGAGCAGGGTCGAGCGGATTTTGGCAGACTTGCCAGTGATGATAAGACACATAGTGATTTTTCCTTGATTGTTATGATTAAACGCGGTCAACACAAGCCAACTCAGCGGGCGCTGAATTCTTGGCGGTAGCACGGCGGCGAACGCCATACCAGTCGGCAAGGTTGGGATAGGTGTTGTTGGTGGTACGCAACCACTTGATGAAGCTTGAGTAGTCAAGGTCGCGGTAGCTTGCGACACGGCAGAACATGACAGCAGCATGGGTGAACTCGATCTGCGCCAACAAACGCTCACGCTTGAGAGACGCGCGGAAGATGCGAAGCTCGATGGTGTTGAAGCTGCGCTCACCGACATACTGCACACCCAGGCGGTCAGCCTCGGAACGCTTCAAGCAGGTCGTGTTGACCATGCGGTAGCGGCGTGTGCTCTTGCCATTGAGGGCGTGCTTGGGGTTGTCGAGGATGCTTTGATCTTCTGCCGCGCAGTACTCACGCGCTTGCTTGTCCACTGTGGGATGACGACCGGCAATACGGCGTATGAAGTCCACATTGGTGTTGGAGTTGATGAGCATGAGAAACTTGCCCAGGGTCATCGCAGTGAATGCACGCGAGTCGATGTGCACATGCATACCGCACGATTCCTTGTCCCAGGCAGAGAAGTTTGATGGGATACCCTCACTGAACCAACTACCAAAGCACTTGATGTGCTCGTCTAGTTTGCGTGGTGCAGTCACGACCTCGAAGCCGCCGTTGGGCAGCGAACCATCGGACTTGCATACGCAGTAGTCCTCGCCCAGTGCTTCACGCACAGACTCGACTGCGCTGCCCACAGACCCGTCTGTTGCCATCTCAAGCTCGATGCCCATGAGGAAGTCACCGAATGGAGACGGCGTGAAGCTGATGTCCTTGGCTACATAGTCTGTGACCACAGTCATGTAGCCCATGAGACGATTGGGTTCTTCGCGTGGGTAGCCGTCATCATCGTCGAAATCGCTCTCTGCCAACTCTTCGTCGCGGTCGTATGAGTAGTACGCTTGCTCACGCTCAGACCAATGTACATCGTCTTGCAGCCAGTACTCTTCCTGGTCTTCGACCCATACTGCGCGGTCATCGCGGCACGACTCACACCATGTACGCATACGCCCATTCTCACGCACCGAAACTGTCTCGTGCGCGTGCACCACATGGTCGCAGGATGTTTGTTCCAGGTTGGTCATGACACCTGCATTACTCAGCGCATCTTCAATGGCAGGGAACGCGGCTACCATGCGTTCCATGTGGTAGCCCGTGGCAGTGTCTGAGAACCAGTCATCGAAATCGCCCGCATCCTGGTCTTTGATTGCTTCGCGCACCTTAGCGCCCAACTGCTTGAAGGTGTTACGCATGTGCAGAAATTGCCACTGGTCAACGCGCGCCCCTTTGTAGGACACCAAATTGGTCGTTGGTGAGTCTAGCCCCAGCTTGATGCGTGCATCTCGCTTGACACGAATCATGCTGCCGCGAATGAGACCAGACTTGCGCCCATACATCGGACTGTCGAGGATGTCGAGAAGCCTGTAGTAAAGCGCATACCCCTCGAGCTGCAACCACGCACGCTCAGCTTGTGTCAGCGGTGCCACGCTGTAGTCCGCCTCGTCAAACGCAATGCCCCACACGTTGTTGTCGATGATGGACTGCATAGCCTCGCCCAAGCTGGTGTTGGCTATGGCTGACTGCACATCAGAGTGAGAGCGATTGAGGTAGGAAGTCTCAATGCCCGCCGCACGCGTTGCGGCGACAAAGCAGGTGTTCGGGTTGCGGAACAGATGGGGGTTGGCTAAGCCCTTGACTGCAAGCCACACGCGAGTGTTGAAGGCTTCGACCACGAACGCGTGTCGGCGTTTGTGTGTGGCGTTGCCCGTGTCGGCGGTGTTGCGCTCAACGAAAGTAAATTCTGCGTGATAAATTCTCATTGCATTCTCCAGTTATGGTTGTTTGCCTGTGACCGACAGGCGGCGGTTTTTGAGAGAGAAACTTCTCTCCCGATTACTCCAATTGCGTCTCAATTTCATGCAAGATACACATTGCTATGTCTTGCTGGTTCAGCACCAGTGCGCCCTGCACCTGGATAACCAAGTCGAGCAAGCGTGCACGCTCAGCGTCAGCCAGGGCTGACTGCGCTTCTTCTCTGTCGATCAGGTCTTGGTACGCGTCCATGACCGCGTAGTGGTGTGCGTCAAGCCCCTTCATGCTGTTAACTCCTCTGGTATTTCAACTTCATCGCCCATCTGGGATGCCACATAGCACCGCATGGCGGCGATCAGGGGTGTGGGGCCGTCTAACGTATAACTCTCGTCCTCTATGCGGTCGTCGTACTTGTGCGCTGTCCAACCGTCCCACCTTGGGTGAATCAGCGTTATGACTTCCCTCTCAATGATCGGACCGCCTTGTGCCCAGTCGGTTGATGGTGAGTAGTCTTCGGGCCAAACAATTTGTCGGTCGAGTATGCGTAGCTTCTCGCCCATGATGTACCCTACCGCCCAGTCAAGGGCGGTGCCTGTTAGGTCACTTGTCTTGATCTTCATTGCAGCTCTCCCACATCAATCTCATAGATGGGGTTGCAGAACTCGACCACGAACTCGCGGTGTTCGCCCACGATGCGCTCGTCTTCTCCGAACACATAAAAGATGTCGTTGTGGAACCCCAAGCTGCCCTTGACCCCCTCCAATATGTCTGTTGCCATCGAGTCCGTGGCAGCGTTGGGCATGACCACACAGCGGCGCTCGAACCGCTTGTGGTCGTCTTTCCAATAGCCTTCAATACAGATAACTTTCGCTTTCATTTTGATTTCCTTTCAGAAGTTACACGGCTCAAGTACAAACAAACCCTCTACTGGCAGGTCAACCAGTTCAGTCGCAAGCTGGTGTGCTCTACGCAGTCTTGATGCTGCTATGTATCGCGCACACATACGCTTGAATGCATGGCGTTTCATCAGCACTAGTTGATGCTGCTTTATCTTTCTTACTTTCATATCAATTTCCTCCAGGCTATGGTGAAAGCTGTGCGCGGCGTAGCCCAAGCCGCGGACAGCGTGAGAGAGAAGTTTCTCTCTCGTGAATGTTCCCATTGGTTAAAAAGTCACAGACACCCGTCCCTCGGGGGCGTATCCCATGACGCCCTCGTATAGCTCTTCGCGGATGAACTCTCTGTCCATACTGTCACCGCCGCTCCAGTCCCACCCTTGCTCACCCATGAGCGTGTGCGCTAGGGGTAGCGTCTCTTTGATTTGCTTGAGGGTCAGGTACTTACCACTACGCATCAGTGGGTAGATGCCGCGCTTGCCGTAGAAGCGGTAGATGTAGGTTGCGAACTTGTGTTTGCTCATGATGTCTCCAGCCCATGCCAGGTTGCGGGCACGGGTTCGCCTTGGGGTAGCCGCTTGATGGTGTCAAGCGCTTGACTGATCTGGGCAATGAGGGCTTCGTTCCCTTCGGACTGCGCCCGCCCCAGGTCTTTGAGGGTGCGCCTGTATAGCCTGTCCCTTTGCTTGTTGTGCAGGATCGCTGGCACAGTCCGCTCGAATGGGCGCTTGCGCTTTGCTCGAACCACAGGCGGTATGTCATCGAACAGCGTGATTACCCTCTCCCGGATGTGCGCTGGTACATGGTCGCACCAGTGCGTGCGCTCTGGGTACAGTTGCATGGGCGTTTGAGATTTTTCCCTCTTGAGTAACTCAAGCCTACTGCGTAAGGTGTCGAGCACCTGGATGTAGGCTTGCAGTGCAAGCGTGCGTGCGTCCCCAGATTTTGCCAACTTGTAGCCCAGCATGGAGCGCACGACCTTGCGCTCATGAATGAGCGGCGCAATGAATTCACCCCATGTGTGGTCAAGCTGGCGCTTGTGTGCGCGGGCAACCTTGAGATTTTTCCGCATTTCACGCACTTGTGCTTTTATCAGCTCGATCGTTTCGGGCGAGTCGTGCCGTCTGCTTAGTGCGTTGTGCAGGTCGCGCTCACCCATGTGGGTGTAGTTCGATAGTCCTTTTGGCATGATGTGTCCTTTTTCGGTTCGGAAGTATCCGTGATTAGAGCAACTTTCCCCCCGCGTGGACAGTCGCAAGTGCTTGATTGTACAGAGGAAGGCGGCGTACTGTCCACTCTATCTATCTGTTTGGGAAGTGATACATAGCCTTTGACAGATTGTCAAGCGCGGTCAAAACAGCGGGAGTTAGCAAGATGATAAACCCGGCAATTCTGAACGCGCACGAGTACACATCTCTATATCTATATCTATATAAATATAGATAGATAGATAGGACAGTGTGTGTCCGTGCCGCATATAAATCAACCACTTACGCTTGTCCAAGCGGGGGGAAAGTGTATCTAATCTGGGATACCTATTTTTGTGCTTAAAAACTAGGCATTTTGTGCACCGAGTTGGTGCGGAACTGGTACACCAAGTGCTTCGAGGTACTGAGCGCAGGTCTCAGCGCTGGTGTGCATGAGGTGCTCTCTGCCCACACAGGTTTCCCACAGGAGCACTTCGCGCCAGCGTTTGCCGCCCCGCTCAAGGGATGGGATGTAGGACTTGATGACGACCCCATTGATGGTCAGGTTGGTGTGCTTTTTCATGATGCTTCTCCAGTTGCGAGAGAGAGTTTTCTCTCTGGGTTCTGCAAGGCGCAGGGTTGCCCAGCAAGTACAGCACGCTGTACTTGCGGAGGTTCCTACAGTTCCCCGCCTGCGAGGAAGGCGAGGAGGGTGTCGTCGTCTACGAATGCGCCATCAAGGGCTTGGTCGTGTGCCGCATCGAAGAAGGTGTCGTGCGTCTCGAAGACGCACAGGTAGGGGTTGTTTTTGTACAGGGGCATTTGATTCTCCAAGTAGCGGACAGGATTGTCCCCACAGAGCACCCTTGTGGGATGCGCTGTAAGAATTCCCTTAGTCAAATGCTGCGAGGTACATACGCGCAACTGTTTGCTTACTTGGCACGCGGTTCTCGCCTGCGATTGCGCCTTCAAGGAAGTCGCGCAAAGCAACCAAGCGGCGGCGTTCTTCGCCAACCCACAAACACCTGCCATTTGCCATGGCGTTCAGGTCACGGCACACAGATGTGTGTGTTTCGCAGACAAAGTCTTCTTCTTGTTCTTTGGGCGATGCGATGTGAATAATCATGCTGGTCTCCAAGTAGCGGACAGGATCGTCCCCACAGCACACCCTTTCGGATGTGCTGTAAGAATTCCCGTTGGACAGGAAAAGAAACAACGGCGGGGGTCGCCGTTGTCGTGAGAGAGAAAAATCTCTCTGGGTTACTCGAAGGTGATCTGCGACAGGGCGCGATCAACCAACGCCTTGATCTGCTCACGGGTCATGCCCGCGAACAACTCAACTGCCTGCTCGACCTTGACCTTGGGCACAGCCACGCGAGCGTGACTCTCCGGGCTGGTTGACTTGGGTTTCTTCACGATGTAGTAGCGAAAGTCGCTGTACGCCCGGTCGATAGCTTCGATGTGCGCCTTCTTCGCCTTGCCGCCTTTGCCCAGAGAGAGAATTCTCTCTGCCTGCGGTTGCTCGAACCCTTGACCAATCAAGTGGTACAGCTTCCAGCGACCACGCAAGTCTGCCTGTTGCTCGGGCGTTGCCTTCGCGAAAGCGGCGGCAATGGTAGCGGCGGCAGCTTTCACTGCCGCACCCTGTTCGCCCACGGCTTGGGCGAATTGATTGAATGACATAGCTTTCATGTTGCTTCTCCAGTTAGTTAATAAACATCCTTGGGGTTTCCCCCTCGGACACTTTCAGTATCACATGACGGGGTTTTAAACATGGTCTGGAGCCAACCCCTGAACCCCACCGTACCCCCACCAACCCATATATAACGACGACATACCAGCCAGCCAGAACACTATTCCCCAGCCACACTTCGCATTTTCTGTAATCCTTTTGACTACCCCCATAAATTTTTTAAAAAATTCCACAGAACCCTTGTCAAACGATTGACAGAGGCAACACCGCCCCCCAAAACAAAAAAATCCCCTGACCGTTGCCAGTCAGGGGATGAAGAGGGGGGATAATCACAAACCCCCGGAGGAGAAGCAAATGAGCATTTTTGCTAATTGGCCGCAGGCCAACTGGCAACTGCTTGCACACTTACCGGGATTGAGTGTACATTAGCCCCATCGCAGGTTCAAGGGCTTATGCGCGTATGCTGGATCATTTAATAGATTTCTCTCCCGAGGTGAGTGCTCACCAAGGGAAAAGCGTTGCCGTAAACAAACTGTCCCCGGCAGATTTGGTGGACGCCAAAATAAAAACCACAGATTGGCTCAAAGGTTTGGGCGCGGTTGATACCGACGAAGCGGTAGCACAGGCAGAGATTGACGCCGCCAGGGCGTCTTTCAACGGAATGATTACTGCGGCTCCCGCAGAGATCACCCACAAACATCTGGCACAGATAAAAACCCCGGCGGCTGTGCAGCACTTGGTTGGAATGTTGTCTGCATACGACTGGGAGTTTGTGGAACGCGCCAAAGAGATTCGTGGCTACACCGTGGCCAAACTGCTGGAAGAAGCAGAGAACCCCAACGCCAACATCCGCCTGAAGGCGCTTGGTCTTTTGGGAAAAATCACGGAAGTGGGCCTGTTCACCGACAAGATTGAGGTCAAGAAGGAGTCTCTGAGCGACGACGAGATCGACCAGAAGATCAAAGACAAGCTCAACAGGTTCATGGGCGTCACAGACGCTGCCGTGATCGAGGATATAGAAGTTAGCACTCACACACCAGCGGCTGATGAAGCTCAACGACCTGACGCTCTCCCCAACTGAGATCGCCGCCATTCAAAAGGCGCTCCCAACGCTCTCTCTCAAGGAGAAGATGGAGCTGTTTGACATGTTGGAGGAGCGCGAGAAGCGCTACGGGGTGGCAGCAGCACGCCAGGACATGATTTCCTTTGCCAAACGGGTCTATCCGGGGTTCAAAGTGGGCCCACACCACAGGAAACTGGCCAAAATCTTCACCGATGTGATTGAAGGGCGCAAAAACCGGGTCATCATCAACATTGCACCCCGTATGGGCAAGTCAGAATTCAGTTCTTACCTGTTCCCAGCCTACTTTCTAGGTAAATACCCTAATAAGAAGATCATCATGGGCACGCACACCGCGTCTTTGTCGGAAGACTTTGGCCGCAAGGTGCGCAATCTGATCGACAGTGAGGACTATCGTGAGCTTTTTCCACAAACACTTGTTGCCGATGACCAGAAAGCTGCTGGAAAGTGGGGTACTAGCGCTGGGGGTCAGTATTACGCTGCTGGTGTCGGCGGTGCTCTGGCTGGTCGGGGTGCCGATCTGTTTGTTGTGGACGATCCTCACTCGGAACAAGACGTCAAAGCCAACAGTCGTCTAGCGTTTGACACGGCGTGGAGTTGGTTCCAGACTGGCCCACTCCAGCGCTTGATGCCAGGGGGCGGAATCATTGTGGTGATGACCCGCTGGGGCAAGCTGGACCTGACCGGGCGGCTGATCGACTACCAGACCAAGAACCCCAACGCCCCGTCCTGGGAGATCGTGGAGTTGCCTGCCATACTGAACGAAGGCACGGACGACGAGAAGTCCCTGTGGCCCGAGCAGTGGCCCCTGGCAGCGTTGAAGTCGGCCAAGGCGTCGATCGACCCGCAGTACTGGAACGCCCAGTACATGCAGCAGCCCACCAGCGACAACGCGGCCATCATCTCCAGAAAGAATTGGCGCATCTGGGAGGCGGAGGAGCCGCCCACTTGTGAGTACATCATCCAGTCCTGGGACACGGCCCACGAGACCAAGAGCACGTCTGACTACAGCGCCTGCACGACCTGGGGGGTGTTCTACAACGAGGAAGAGAACGATGCCGCGCAGGTCATACTGCTCGATGCGTTCAAGGACAGGATGCCGTTCCCAGAACTCAAAGCCGTGGCGTTCAAGCACTGGAAAGAGTGGGACCCCGATGCGTTCATCGTGGAAAAGAAAGCCGCTGGCGGGCCGCTCATCCAAGAGCTGCGCCACATGGGCATCCCGGTGCAGGAGTTCAGCCCCTCCAGGGGCAACGACAAAATTGTGCGTCTGAACGCCGTTGCAGACTTGTTCACATCGGGTACAGTCTGGGCACCAGACACACGCTGGGCCAGGGAGGTCATCGAGGAGGTGGCGTCCTTCCCCAATGGCGAGAACGATGACTACGTGGACACGACCTCCCAGGCGTTGCTGCGGTTCAGACAGGGCGGGTTCATCCGCTTGGACACCGACGAGAAAGACGACCCCATTTACTTCCGCCGTAAGGCGGCGTATTACTAAGGACAGACATGGCAACGAATATCGACAAAGCGCTTTACCAACAGCCCCAGGGCATCGACGAGTTGGGGGAGCAAGAAGAAGCGCTGGAGATTGAGATCATCGACCCAGAGGAAGTCAACATCCACGCCGGGGACTTGGAGCTGTCTATCCGCCCAGGCGACGAAGACGAGGACGAGTTCAACGTCAACTTGGCCGAGGAGATGGACCAGTCTGCCGTGGAGACCCTGGCCGGGGACTTGTCAGGCGACATTGAGAACGACAAGAACTCCCGCAAGGACTGGGAGAAAGCCTATACAGAAGGGTTGAAACTGCTGGGCCTCCAGTACGAAGAGCGCACGGAGCCTTGGAACGGCGCGTCTGGCGTGTTCCACCCAATGATTACCGAAGCGGTTGTGCGCTTCCAGTCTGAGACGATCACGGAGACCTTCCCCGCGCAAGGCCCGGTGCGTACCAAAATCCTGGGCAAACAGACCCCCGAGAAGCAAGAAGCCGCCATACGTGTCGAGTTCGACATGAACTACGAGCTGACAGAAGTGATGCGCGAGTTCAGACCTGAGCATGAGCGCATGTTGTGGAGCCTGCCAGCCACAGGCAGTGCGTTCAAAAAGGTGTACTACGACCCAAGCCTGGGGCGTCAGGTGTCGATGTTCATCCCCGCCGAAGACATCATCCTGCCCTACGGGGCCACGGACTTGGACACCTGCTACCGCGTCACCCATGTGATGCGCAAGACCAAGAACGAGATTGTGAAGCTCCAGAAAGCGGGGTTCTACCGCGACATCGAGTTGCCCGATGCGTCCAAAGAGCAGACCAACATCCAGAAAGCCAAGGACAAGGAGACCGGGTTCAGCGACCTGAACGACGAGCGCTACATCATCTTTGAGTGCCACGTTGACCTGGACTTGAACGGCTACGAAGACAAAGACGATGACGGCGAAGAGACCGGGATTGCACTGCCATACGTAGTTACCCTTATTAAAGGGACCAACGAGGTGTTGGCCATCCGCCGCAACTGGAAGGAAGACGATGAACTCCGACTCAAGCGACAACACTTTGTCCACTACCAATACATCCCAGGCTTTGGAGCCTACGGCTTTGGCCTGTTCCACCTCATCGGTGGGTTTGCCAAGTCAGCCACCAGCATCATGCGCCAGCTTGTCGATGCAGGAACGCTGTCGAACCTCCCAGGAGGCCTCAAATCTCGTGGACTTCGCATTAAGGGTGACGACACACCGATTCAACCCGGCGAGTTCAGGGACGTAGACATCGGCTCTGGAGCGCTCAGAGACAACATCCTGCCCCTGCCGTACAAGGAGCCAAGCGGCGTTCTGTACCAGTTGCTGGGCACGATCGTGGAGGAAGGCAGACGCTTTGCTGCCACGGCAGACATGAAGGTCTCGGACATGAGCGCACAAGCGCCCGTGGGCACTACCTTGGCCATCCTTGAGCGCCAGTTGAAGGTGATGTCGGCAGTACAGGCCCGGTTGCACTACAGCTTCAAGCAAGAGCTGCAACTGCTGGCCGGGTTGATCCGGGACTACACAGACCCCGAGTACGACTACGACCCAGACAAGTCCAACCGCCGCGCAAAGCAGGAAGACTACAGCCACGTTGACATCATCCCGGTGAGCGACCCCAACGCAGCCACCATGAGCCAGCGGGTTGTGCAGTACCAAGCCGTCATCCAGATGGCACAGATGGCCCCGGACATCTACGACTTGCCCCAGTTGCATCGCCAGATGCTGGAGGTGTTGGGCATCAAGGACGCAGACAAGCTTGTGCCCCTGCCTGACGACCAGAAACCCAAAGACCCTGTGGCTGAGAACATGGCCGCACTCAAAGGAGAACCACTCAAGGCGTTCTTCTACCAAGACCACGAGGCACACATCAAGGTGCACACGATGGCCATGCAAGACCCGATCATCATGCAGTTGATCGGTCAAAACCCCAAGGCACCAGTGATACAAGCGGCCATGCAGGCGCACATCGCAGAGCACGTTGGGTTTGGCTACCGCCAAAAGATCGAGCAGCAGCTTGGTATGCCCCTGCCCCCGGCAGACGAGAAGCTGCCCCCGCAGATCGAGGTGGCGCTGTCAGGGATGATGGCCCAGGCAGCACAGCAGTTGCTCCAGCAAAACCAGCAGCAAGCAGCGCAACAGCAAGCCCAGCAACAGCAGCAAGACCCTGTGCTACAGATGCAAAAGCAAGAGTTGCAGATTCGCCAGCAGGAAGTGCAGATCAAGCAGCAAGAGGCCCAGGCCAAAGCACAGCAAGCCCAGGCAGACTTGCAACTGCGCCAGCAAGAGTTGCAGCAGCGCATGGCCATGGAGAACAAGAAAATCCAAACCAACGCACTGGCGCAAGCAGGCAAGTTCAAGATGGACAACAAGAAGCTCCAAGTGGAAGCGTTGACCAAAGCAGGCGACTTCAAGTTCCGCAAGCAAGAAACAGGCATCGACATTGCCAAGACTGCTTCGCAGCAGCGGCACGACAAAGATATGCAGACCAACCAACCACGAAAGGAAACCCCTAAAGAATGATCCAAGATTTCGCACGCGTATTGCGCGAACAAATACGCACCGACATGAACAACTACGCAGATGACTGCGCTGGTGGTGGGTGTCGCACTTTTGACGAGTACCAAAAACTTTGCGGGGTCATCCAGGGTCTGGCCATCGCAGAGCGTTACATCATTGACCTTGCAGAGAAAGTTGAAAAATCCGATGAGTGAACTCGCACTTGAACCGGGGCAATTTGCCCTGCCTGAAGCAATCCAACCCGTCGATGCTCCGGCAAAAGACGCAAACAACGATGAGAAAGCCACCATGCTGCCAGAGCCAACAGGCTGGAAGCTGCTGTGTGCGGTGCCCGACATATCTGAAAAGATTGACGGCACGGAGCTTGATCTCGTGAAGGCATCGTCCGTCATGCGCCAAGAAGAACACGCCACAACTGTTCTGTTTGTGCTCAAGGTCGGACCTGACGCATACAAAGACACCTCCAAGTTCCCCGCAGGCGCGTGGTGCAAGGCAGGCGACTTTGTGCTGGTACGCACCTATTCTGGTACGCGCTTCAAGATTTTCGGTAAAGAGTTTCGCTTGATTAACGACGATCAAGTCGATGCTGTTGTGCAAGACCCTCGCGGGTTAACCCGCGCTTGATGGAGTAGACATGGCTGAACAATACAAGTTCCCAGACGAACTGGATGACGAAAAGACCTCCCAGGTCAATGTGTCCGTAGAGGACGACGGTGACGTAGAAGTCGAAGTCGTTGACGATACCCCCATCCAAGACAGAGGCCGCAAGGCTCTGGACCGGGAGGTTGAAGACCCCACGGACGACGAGATCGAGAACTACTCCGATAAAGTCAAAGGGCGCATCAAGGAGTTGACCCACGCACGTCACGACGAGCGCCGGGCCAAAGAAGCCACCATGCGCGAGAAGCAAGAACTCGAGCGTCTCGCACAGCAGCTCATCAATGAGAACAAGCAGTTAAAACAGTACGTTTCAACTGGGTCAGAACAGTACGGCAACATGGCCAAGAGCGCGGCGGAAGCCGAGCTGGAGAAAGCCCGTCGCCAGTACAAGGATGCCCAGGAAGCGTTTGACACTGACGCCATAATTGCAGCGCAGGAAGCACTTACTGACGCCAAGTGGCGGTTGGAGCAAGCAAAAAACTTTCGCCCACCCCCTTTACAAGCTGAAGAATATGCTGTACAAACCAGGCAAAGCGCACCCGAACAAGCGCAACCAGACGAAAAAACCCTGCGCTGGCAGGCAAAAAACCAGTGGTTTGGTTCCAACGGGTTCGAAGAAGTCACCAGCTACGCACTAGGGCTGCACCAAAAGCTAGTCAACAACGGGGTAGACCCCCGCAGTGATGATTATTTCGAGCACATTGATGCTCGCGTGAAGTCGAAGTTCCCCGAAGTTTTCGGTGGTACAGAAGACAAGCCAAGGTCGGGTGATTCCCCAAGACGACCTGCTGCCGTTGCAGCCCCCGCGACCCGTTCGTCGGGAGCCAAGAAAGTCCAACTTACTCAGACCCAGGTCGCACTGGCAAAGAAATTTGGATTAACCCCGCAGCAGTATGCTGCTCAAGTAGCAAAATTGGAGAGTCAAAATGGCTGAAAACCGTACCCCCCGTGACAATGTGTCACGCGACAAGCAAGCTCGTTATGTGTATACGCCTTCCTCGGCACTGCCTGATCCGACCCCGGAGCCAGGATATGTGTACCGCTGGGTGGCCACCCATGTATTAGGGCAAGCGGAACCCACCAACGTGTCTCGAAAGATGCGCGACGGCTGGGAGCCTGTCAAGGCAGAAGATCATCCGGAATTGATGATTGAAGGTAACGCGAAGACGGGGAACGTCGAAATTGGCGGACTCATGCTTTGCAAGATGGTGGCGGAACGGGCACGCGCTCGGGACGACTACTACGACCGACAAGCTCAAAACCAGATGGAATCGGTGGACAACCACTTCATGCGAAACAATGATCCTCGTATGCCTTTGTTTGCGGACCGCAAGTCCACAGTCAGCGGCGGCAGAGGTTTTGGTTCAGGTTCTAAGTAAACAAGGAGTCCTTAAATGGCATCAGTAGCATCCCCTTACGGGCTAAAACCCGTGAATGAGCTGGGCGGCACACCGTATGCAGGTGCAACCCGTTCGTATCTCATCGACCCCGCAGGCACTGCCGCAAACATTTACAACGGTTCGCCCGTGTATGTGAATGCAAACGGCTATTTGGCTGTGGCCACCGCAACTGGCGCAGATGCGACCACCAACGGCTTTCCTGTCGGTACCGCTAACACGGGTATCGTAGGTGTGTTTGTTGGCTGTTCTTACGTCAACGCACAAGGCCAAGTGATCTATGCTCAGTACTACCCCACGGGTACCACTGGCGTGGTCAACGCTTACGTTGTGGATGACCCCGGTGTTGTGTTCCAAGTCCAGTCCGCTGGTACTGTGACCCAAGCCGCCGTCGGCGCAAACGTGTTTTTCTCAACTGGCGCTGTGGCAACTGGCAGCACATCCACTGGTAACTCTACGGCTTCTGTCGTAGCAGGTTCCTCGGCTGTGACCACCACCGCAGCATTCCGTGTTGTTGGGTTTGTGAACATGCAAGGTTTCTCGGTTGTGGGCGATGCTTACACTGACATCCTTGTGAAGATCAACCCCGGCTACCACTCATTTACCAACGCAGTTGGCCTGTAAGGAGTAACTCAAAATGGCAATTTCACGCGCACAACTACTTAAAGAGTTGCTCCCTGGTCTGAACGCTTTGTTCGGTTTGGAATACGCTCGCTACGGCGAAGAGCACAAAGAAATCTACGAAACTGAGAAATCAGAGCGTAGCTTCGAAGAAGAGACCAAGCTTGCTGGTTTCGGTGCTGCTCCCGTCAAGAACGAGGGTTCCGCCATCTCCTACGACAATGCGCAGGAAGCGTTCACCGCCCGTTACAACCACGAAACCATCGCCCTGGGCTTCTCGATCACCGAGGAAGCTGTGGAAGATAACTTGTATGACTCCTTGTCTGCTCGTTACACCAAAGCCCTGGCCCGTGCGATGTCCTACACCAAGCAAGTTAAAGCCGCAGCCGTCATCAACAACGGTTTCAACGGTTCGTACTTGGGTGGTGACGGCGTGACCTTGTTCGGTAACAACAGCTCCAGCACTCGTGTTGGCCACCCCTTGGTTAATGGCGCTGTCAACTACAACAGCCCCACCACTGGCGTGGACTTGAACGAGACCTCCTTGGAAAATGCCGTGATTCAAATCGCTGCATGGACCGATGAGCGTGGTCTGTTGATCGCTGCCAAGCCTCGCAAGATGGTCATCCCCCCAGCGCTGATGTTCGTTGCCAAGCGTTTGCTTGACACCGAGCTGCGCGTCTCTACTGCTGATAACGACATCAACGCTATCAAGCAGATGGGTGCGATTCCTGAAGGCTACTGCGTCAACCACTTCTTGACCGACAGCAACGGCTGGTATTTGATTACCGACGTTCCCAACGGCATGAAGCATTTCGAGCGTATGCCCCTGGCAAACTCGATGGACGGCGACTTTGATACGGGCAACGTCCGTTACAAGGCTCGTGAGCGTTACAGCTTCGGCTGGTCTGATCCCCTCGGTATGTGGGGTTCCGCAGGCGCTTAATGTGTCTATGAAAAAGGGGCCTTGTGCCCCTTTTTCTTTTAGTGTATATTGCAACTATTCCGGGGTTCCCGGTGTATCTGACAGTCCCGGCTGACGACATGCAGACAGATACGCCCCACTTGCATGTAAGGAAAAGATCATGGCAAACACGACTTTTAACGGCCCAGTTCGTTCTGAAAACGGCTTTCAAGACATTTCTATCAACGCCACCACAGGCGCTGTTACTGTTGACGCTACGTTTGGTGCCGCTACTAGCGTGACCAACCTGACAACCACGAATCTGGTTTTTACTGACCAGAACCACCCAAGCACCGCCGCAATTAACGCTACAGCAACAGCCACCGCAGCGGAAGTTGCAACGGGCTACATCACCTCCACTTCAGCCGCTCCCACGACCATTACGCTGCCCACAGGCACGTTGCTTGGCGCAGCCTTGGGCGCTACTGCTGGCACTGTGATGGACTTGTATGTTGATAACACCGCAGGTGCAAGCACAGTGACTATTGCTGTAGCTACCAATGGTATTTTGTCAACCGCCGCCGCTGACACTTCTGGTA